CCACGGAGTTCGTGACCACGGTATCGTCTGCGGAGAGCGAGACAGAGGCGGAAGAACCGGAAACGTACGTGGTGCCCGTACCCACCCACTGGAGTTCTGCGGAGCCGGAGTTGTCCACTACTCCGAGTACCTTGCCTTCGTCGGAGGTGGTGTATTCGGGAATTTCGTTAGGTACGTCACCCCATTCCACGGCGGGGCCTCCCTCGTCGTATATGGCGGTCAAAATCTTGCCGTTGTCACCCTCGGTAACCTCGGGGACTTCGCCGGAAGCGCCTGCGACAGCTCGAGCAACAGCATCGGAGGTAACGGCGTTGAAAGAGCCGACCTCGGGCTTCGTGTCGAACTGAAGCTCGGCAATCGTATTTTCTTCGAACGAACGGCCACTACCGTCATTAACATTTATGATTTTGGAAATCGACATTTTGTCTCTCCATTGGTTGAAAACTTGTGTTACATCTATCCAATAAAATACACCGAATCGGGCTACGCTCCGAGTCCTCCCCATGAAGCCGGTATCTGCTGCATCTCTGCGTGGATGGGTGCGTCGGCGGGAGCATTTGAACCACAGTGGTAGAAGCAGTAGGAATGCCTTGATGGGGGTGTTGCCTGCGTGCTTGCCTGCTGGTACAAGGCGAGGGCACCCGATTCCACGGATTCACAATATAGGAACATCATTTCCATAGTCGTAACGTTCGCAGTGCTGAACAACGGCACGGACACTAAACTGGAACAACCCTTCAGCATACCTTCCATAGTCGTAACGTTCGCAGTGCTGAACAACGGCACGGACACTAAACTGGAACAACCATGCAGCATACCTTCCATATACCGGACGTTAGTGGTGTCGAACAACGGCACGGACACCAAACTGGTGCAAAATTCAAACATTGCTCCCATATCCGTAACGTTCGCAGTGCTGAATGTCGGCACGGACACCAAACTGGAACAACGACACAGCATACGACGCATATACCGGACGTTAGTGGTGTCGAATGTCGGCAACGTAGTTATGTGGGAACAACCCTCCAGCATACTTTCCATAGTCGTAACGTTCGCAGTGCTGAATGTCGGCACGGACGTTAAAAGGAAACAACCAGCCAGAAAGCCTCTCATATTCGTAACGTTCGCGGTGTTGAACAACGGCACGGACGTTAAGCTGGAGCATCCATTCAGCATTTCGCCCATATCCGTAACGTTTGCGGTGTTTAGGGCAGGCACGGACACCAAGCTCTGCGCTTGGGAGAAGAGCTGGTGCATATTCGTAACGTTCGCTGTGTCGAACAACGGCACGGACGTCAGTCTAATGCAGTCGTAGAACATACCGTACATATTCGTAACACCGGTGGTGTTCGCGGCTACGACCTCTAATAAGTTTCTCTGGCCGTATAACAAGTTGCTCCAATTTGTATCGGCGTATGTCAAGTCCCACACATTGGGGGAGGAGCTCACCTGCGTTCCTGTTCCCTTTGCGAACGTGGGAGTGATGCCGTCCGTGAACTTGAGGCGTATAGTGTACGGGGGAAGCGTCGTGGGTTCCCACCCGACGCCTTTCCCGTTGAAGGTGCATGCACTGTTCCCGAATTTCAACCAGTAGTTTGTTGGCATAGGTATTATCCTCTATCGTGAACCTGAAAGGTAACCACCTTGGGCTGTAATTGCGATGGCACCATTGTAGGTAAGCATCACATGGTCCTGCGTGGCGTCCGTAAACCTTATCCCGTAGGTAAGAGAAAGGTACGGTTGCATATTGTTGTGTCCGGAGCCGTAACCCGTCTGGCTAGATTCCATAGGTGGGCAGTCAATGATTCCACCGGTTTTCGTGCAGTCCGCAGCAGCGTGATTCGATACTGAAACGTTGGTGACGCGGGTCATCGCAGCCGAACTTACAGACGAATAGCTCTTTATGGTAGACAGGTTGACACCCTTCTTTGACGAACCGCCCAGGGCCGTGTACGTGAATGTTGCCTGCGTTATGGAATGGGAGAGCTCCGGCGTAGTAGCCGTTATGTTGTTCTGGTGCCCGTGTGCAGGCACCGTATGGTAGTGACTCGGTATGGAACTCTGGTCGAGACTTACTTTTTCAGAACCCCCAGAAGATGAAAGGGCATATCCGCTAGATGACCCGAGTGCAACCCTACCGTAAAGATTAGGGAGATTGAAAGTGGTGCTTCCGTCACCTGGGCCATAAGTCGTACCTATTATAGCGAAAAGTTCTGAAAATTCCGTCCGCGGAACAGCGAGCCCGTTACATACGAGCCAGCCAAACGGAAGAGTAGGTCTAGCAAAAGCAACTATACTACCAATAGGCATCAATTACCCCCTGCATAGATTACATAGTTTAAAGTGATGTAAGGCATCATATTGTTGTGGGCTACTCCACTGCCAGCGTTATCCATGCTGAATGCCACGCAGTCTGTAACTCCGCCCGACATAGTGCAGTTGCTTTCGGAATGTGCCGTGATAGAGACATTCCCGGACCTGCCTGCGTTGGCACTCGAAGTTCCTTTATAGCATCGCTGGCCACTGTCGGAGACACCACTGTTTACCGTACCGTTCGGTGCACTATAGTTGTATGACGGCTGAGACGTTATGCTGTGTACGAGTACCGGAGTCTTGAACGAAATATCATCCGTATGTCCGTGCTGCGGAATGGTGTGCGTGTGTTCCGGAATTTCAGAAGACGTTAGCGTATGCGATTCCTCTCCACCTGTAGAGGCGAAAGCCATACCGGAGGTAGAGCCTACCGGCACCCTTCCGGACAGGTTCGGCAAGTTGAAAGTAGTGCTTCCGTCCCCCGTACCGAACGCAGAGCCGATTACGGAGAAGAGGTCCGCATAGGTTGTCCTGGAGACATCGGAGCCATCGCACATCAAGAATCCGCTAGGGGCTGCGGAACCCGCAAACAAGTAAATAGCACCTATTTCCATTTATTCCCCCGTGCTTATGATGTAGTTTAAGGAAAGATACGGCTGCATATTGTCGTGACTGGAACCACCACCCTGCGATGTACTAGAAGCCATGGCACTACAATCAGCGATGGCACCGGACGAAGTACAGACCGTAGCGGGGTGGTTGGATATGGCCAGGTTAGCACTACGGGAAGCCGTAGCCGTACTCGTAGACGTGTAGTGAGTAGTAGTTTGCGAACTAGCCCTGTGCGTAGTTGCATTAGGCGAATTGTACGTGTACCCCGGCTGCGTTACGGTATGGCTCAAGGACGGCGTGGCGACCTCTATATTGTTCTCGTGCCCGTGCTGTGGCACATCATGGGTATGCACTGGTAGGTTCGTTTCAAGAAGCGTCTCCGTAGCCGTACCCCCGGTGGATGCAAGTACATGGGACTGTGAAGAGCCGATGGCAACTTTCCCGGACAAGTCCGGCAAGTTGAAAGTGGTGCTTCCGTCCCCATCCCCATAGGTTGTACCTATTACACTGAACAATGTAGCATAGGTGCTACGGCTAACGGCAGCACCGTTGCAGATCAGCCACCCCTGTGGGGGGGTTGCACCGCCGTACGTTATAACGATTCCTGCTGGTTCTGACATGGATGCTCCTTAGTTGCTTGCTTTGCGGTTGATGCCCACTATTTTTTTAATAAGCATTACGCCTGCAATATCCCAATTTCCAATAGCCGTTCCCGTAGCACTCATATATTTAGAATTTGCACTGGCAATAGACACCACCCCGTTAGATATAGACAATTCAATAGCATCTATATGTATAGGATTACCCGTATCATCTACAAAGTAATTCGTGCCACATAACCCCAACGAACTAGAGTTTATCGGAGTTGCCTGTGATTTAGCAAGACGAACCCCATTCCCGTCCTCGTCGTAGTAAACAGCAATTTCTTCAAAATTTGTAATAGTTTCGGATAACTGAATGTTAGTACGGGAACTTCCTTCCCACAGCACAGTTTTATCAACACTAATCACGTTGATATTGCTAATAGCAATCCCTGCACCAGCCGTAAGCGTGTCTTGCTTTCCGGCAAGAGCAGTATTCATCTCGGTCTTCGTGGGAACGACGTTAGGGTCGGTGTAGACGCTGAAGGAGTTCTGCGATTCCGTAATGGCTATGCCGGTACCGGCGGTTATCGTCTTCTGCACCGGCTTGTTCTGGATGTAGGACGGGTCCGTAGAATCCTGCTCCGTCCAGTCCGCCTGGACCTGCGTACCTCCACCACCCGATGCGGAAATCTCTATGCCGTTGGCAGTCTCCGTGATGGATACGTTGGTTCCCGCCACGAGGTTCTTCATCGTGGGGACTGTTGGAATCTCGCTCTTCAGTGCATAATTGGTCTTGATGTTCGTGCCGTCCTCGTCGGCTACGGCACGGCTTGCGTAGATGTTCTTGTTGTCAATCTGGTTTACGAGCGTCTCGGACATTGAAAAACTCCTTGAAGGGTTTGGCACCCCGCATCCGGGATGCCGTTAAGTACAGACTAGACGGTGGTAGTGCCAATCTGAATCTGGCTCACCCACTCCACTCCGGTAGCACCGCTGTTCACGGCAAGAATCTTGCCAGCGTTGCCGGTGATGCTCGGAAGGTCGGAAGTATCGGTTTCCCAGCCGTACACGCCCTGACCGCCCGAGTAGGTAGCCTTGAGAACCTTGCCGTTGTCCCCTGAAGTGACGGTAGGAACGCCGTCGGGGAGTTCGCCCTTGGTGGCGTAGGTGTTACCGATGTTGTTGCCGTTGGCGTCGGCTTCGGCGCGTGCGGCATAGATGTCCATGTTGTTGATTTGGTTTACGAGAGTAGCCATTGTGGCCTCCTATGATTATATGTTTGAAACCTGGATAGTGTTGATGCTGAACACGTCAGCGGAAATTACGTTGTTCTGTATGCTTATCCCGTTGCCTGCGGAATAGCTTGCACCGCTGCTTGCGATGGTGAGGTTACCGTTGTTCTTGGTCAGCGTGATATTGGAGCCAGCCAAGAGATTGAGACCCGGAATGTGTGGGACTCCCGAAAATATGCGGTGGATGTCCATACCGACAAACTCGTAGGATACACCCGCCACGCTCGTGTCCTCCACGGTCACGAACAGCCTAGTGGTGCTTGAGGAACCCGTCTTCACGTCGCCGCTGATTTCAAACTCCTGGCTCAAGCCGAGAGAGCCGTCTATCAGTGCGGAGAACTCGATCTGCTCCGACGTTTCCGTGCCGTCGTCGGTCTTGACGAGGATTTTCACCTTGTCGTAGAAAGGAACCGCAGCGGACTTGGTAGCCCTCATCTTGAGAGTGACGTGGTAGAGCCCATTCTCCGTGAGTACGAGACCCGTGTTGTCGGAAAAGATTGTGGAGTCCTCGTCGCCTATTGGGTAAAATGTGTTGGACGCAGGATTGCGTGCTGTGGAACAGCGTGCCCACTCAAGGTACTCCGAGGAGTCCTTCGCCACGCTCAAATCATATTGGGTTGTGCTCCCAATCTGCGTCTTTTCCACGGCGATCGAGCCGTCAGTGGAGATAACCTCGGTAGATTCTCCTCCCCCTTCCCCGTCCAAGGGGTACATCGGGTATCTCGTATAAAGTAATGCACCCGAGCGGTCGTATACCTCAAGCCTGTACACCTTTTCGGGGTCCACCCAGACCTGGGCCATCCCGAGGTTGTCCAGGACAATCGGGGAGGGGTTGAGGGTCTCGCCCGTAGCATCGGAGAAAGTTTCGGCGGTGTCGTCCGTATCGGAAAGGTATACCTTGAGAAGACCGGCTACGAGGTTCTCCCCGTCTAGCCCGTGGAACTGCTGCGTTAGAGGAAATAAGGGTTTCAAAGACATTTGTACACTCCTAGATAATCTTGGCGCTAATGCCACTTGCAACCGGGTCTATCTTGATGAAGCTACCCACAGTGGACGGGCAGAGGTCAAAATAGGAGCCGTTGGAGAGGCTGTCGTCGTGGGCCATCATGTAGTATCCGAACGACTGCAAGAACAGGGGCAGGGTGGCTTCGTTGAGTTTCCATTTAATCATCGTGTCGGATTCGCCCGAGGTGTTGCAGCTATACCAGAAAGTACGCATCCCGCTGAATTTCGGGAATCCGCGGAACGCATTATTCTTGTAGGCATACACGTCTATCCCGCCCACGTCCTGATGAACGTAGTCGGTGTTGTTGCTGATAAGGATGCCCTTGCCGCTTTCCTTCGGGCAGAGACCGGAGTTGCCGCTATAGACAACGGAATTGCTCGCCGATTCCTTGATGAAGGTGCGAGTGTAGTTGATGCCCGTTCGGTCGCTCCAGTAGCGGCAAGCAAGACCCTCGCTATTGCCGTTGAACGTGTTGCCCGTGATTTCAGCCGTAAGCACGCAATCGTAGCAGTCCTCGCTCTCCACGGCCTTCGTAAAGAGTACGGGAGTGGAGCCGTTGAACCTGTTGCCCACGAGTTTCGTGTCGATGTGGTATTCGCCGTCGTTGAAATACGGAAGGAAGCGAATCTCAGACTGCGTGACGTTGCACCCGAAGAGGTGCATCGCCTTTGCGTAGAACTTGCAGTTGTGTACGATGCAGTCCGTGAGGCTTATGCCACCGCCGTAGTCCTCGTTGTCGGTTTCCTTGCGGAAATCCATGCCCTCGATCTGGCAATCGGTGAGGGCTACGTACATCGACATGCTCCTCCAGGCTACACCGCTGACGGAGATGTAGCTGTCGCGACCCGTGAAGTAGGACACGGAGGGTTCATACTTGAAAGATACATCCGAGCCGTCCATGTAGAGAGTGGAGCACGTTACACGGGCGTCGGGAGTCTGCACCTTTTCAAGTACAATCGTAGCCGTAGGGTTGCTGACCGTCAACCTGTCGGTGTAGAGGTTCTTGATAGTGGTAAAAAGCCCCGCATTCACGTTGCCGACCCTGCGGTTCTGCAAGTCGAGCGTGTCGCCCATGTTCGTGATTCTACTGCGACGTTCGACCACAGCCTCCACCCACCTGTCGGCATTTTCGAACAGGTCTAGGTCGGGGGTGTTCTGCCATTCCACGTGATGTCCTTGGCTGATGAGACCCGGGTCCCACGAACCCGAGGTGAACCACAGCTCGTCGCCGTGTCCCGATACCTTAACGTAGTCGTTGCCGTTGAAGATACGACCCGTAACCGAGGTGCTCTGGTCAACCGCATAAAACGCATTCGCACCGAACACGGCATCAAGGTGGGTAGAGCCGATAATCTTCTTTCCACCGAGGTTGATATTGCCGGCAAGGGTGTTGCTCTCGAAGTAGTTCGTTCCGTCAATGTAGAGAACGGGGGCATCGCATTTCCAAAAGCCCTGCAAGGTCCTGAACCAGGAGGAGTGGGCCTCGGCATCGGGGGCTGTGAACACGAAATTGCCTACGTAGGAACTGCGTGAGCCGACTATGCGTACTTTCGGGCATTGGATAGTTGCAGCCGTGAATTTGGCATCGCCGTCCATCACGATTTCTTTATCTGTAATAAAAGATGTGTTGCTCGTGTAGTTGCCTCTAACAAACCGAACCGCAGGTGCGGTCACGAAACTGAACGAACCCACGAGTCTCTGATATTGCAGTAAGGAATTTAGATTGGGTTCGTGGCCCGCAAATACTCCGTAGTAGGTGCAGGGTATGGATTCACCGTCGTATGCAAGAATCCACCTACCCGTATCGGAAACATCGGAACCCACCACGTAGCCACCATCTATGGCATCCACCGAAGAGGAATCCCACACGTACGTCCTCGGGGAGGTGTCGCCCTTCTCGTAGTAGCCAAGCACGGTCACCGAGCCGAGTTCCGGGGAGGCATCGCGTAAATCTTCTATGGTATTCACATTGCTTGCGGTGGACACGGCAGATTCCCAATCGAAACCTACTTCAAAGATATCGACCGGTTCGAAGTAGGCGGGGTCGGCATCCACCGCCATGGCCCCCTCGGGTCCTATCCACTTCTCTACTTTTAAACGATATATGCCGGCATCGGCAAACAAAGTGTCAGCAGGAAGACCACTATGCAACAGCACAGGGTTTTCCGCCTGCACAAATTCGTCCCCTTCCAACGTATAGGTAGTAGCGAGAGTGTCGGAATCACGCAGGAATACAGAAAGGCGGCCCTCAATGGGCAACCCGTCTCTCTGGTCTATGAATGCACCGTTTGAAGTGATTGCAATTTTCATCAGTTCTCCTTTAGTACCCAGTGTTTCTTTCCATCGGAACCTTTACGATAAACAAGACCCTTGGCTTTCTGCGCTGCATAGTATTCACGCCCCCTGGACCTTTCCTGTTCGGCATTCTTGGCATAGTATTCACGGCACTCTGCATTTTTACGCAAGGCATATTCAGGGTCGTTTGCATACCGTTCACGGTTCAGAGCTTTTTGCCGTTCTACAAGTTCGGGATGGTTCGCAAGAAGCGCTCTATGGTAACCTGTTGGGTCTACGCACTCCCTCACCCCGTACTTCTTTAGGCTATCGTAGCAGATTTGGCGGTTGTTATTCTGCACCCTCATATCCGACCACCTCAAATTCTCCGGGACATTCCGTTCCCTATTTCTGTCTATGTGGTCACAGGTAGGTCTATCTTCGGGAGCAAGACCATGGAAAGTCTCACATATAAGACGGGCGACTGAATATGATTTTCCGTTTATACGTACGTGACGGTAGCCGTTAGGATGTAAACACCCGAACGTCCAGTGGGCCTTATTAGGGCCGTTTTGAGGAACGAACACCCTGCCCATAGAGTCGCAGAGTATGTCGAGTGTCGGATGCATTCTTGATTGATAACGCATAGTAGCCTTCCTTGTAGAGTTAGTCTATAAAATATAGACTAATTCCCGCCTCCGAACATGCTTGCAGTTAATTTAGCAATGTTCTCGGCGTGCTGGGCATTGGCCTTCTCTTCCTCACGCTGCAAGGCCACTACCTCCTTTTCCACTCCGAGCTGGGCTTTCTCTACTTCTGCACGTTCCTTCTCGGCATCCATGCCTTGATTCAACTGTGCACTGAGAATCGTATCCTCTTGCTTATATTGATGTTCGAGTTCCATCTTCTTGAGTTCAAACATATACGCATTGCTCTGCGATTCCTGCTGTCTCTGCATGATGCCCACCTGTTCGGTGAGCTTCTGAATCTGTTGTTGCTGGGCTTGGATGAGCTGTTGAGCTTGGATGAGCTCGGGACTCGGTTCGGGCGTTGCAGACATCTGCTTGTAGAGTTCCGACAGGACGGTATTGTCGGGGTAGGTCTTGAGGAGCGAGAGCACCATCCTCGGTTTCTGCTGGGGATCTACAATCGGGAGGAGAGCCGTAATCTGCTGGCGTGCGGACACGAGATCGTCCAGTTCCTTGGGACCCTGCACCACCGTCACCTTGACTCCGGGGTAGCCGAGCAACACCATCATAGTGTCGCCTAGGCTCTTCATTGCCATCTGAACGGCATTGTAGAAATGCGCTATGTTGTTCTTGAACACGTGAGCCGTGTAGTTCACGGCTGTAGCCGTCACGTTGTTCTCCATGTCGGCAAGACCCTTGGAGTCCACGCCCGTAACGCTTGTCATGAGGTTCGTAGAACCCTCTATGACGGATACCACGTCGTTGTACTGGATTGTGTTGTCGAGACGGGTCGGTAGCGGGAGCTGGGTCTTTCCGTCGTTCGCAAGTCTCTGTGCGAGGAGGAGCGGGTTACCGCTTGCACCGGCATTCTTGTAGTACGTGTCCAGGCCTTTCACGGATTCGGCATAGGTCAGCCATGTGGGCTTGGGGGACTGCTGTAGGCGTTCCACAAGCTGTGTCCAGCACATGTTGACAATCTTCTGCACGGCTTCGGAGCGAGCCACGAGACCCTGGTAGGTAGGCTTGTCCTCGTCGTCCCAAGTCGCCTCGCCGAAGATGGGGAACACGGGGATGCGGGAAATCTTGAGTACGATTTCAGAATCCTCTTTGACCCTCTCGTTCACCATGGTCACGCAATGGCATCCGTCCGTGTCCATCCAGTAGTAGGTAATGATAGGCACAAGCTGTGATGCGGAAGCACAAGTGGTTATGAGTTTCGCCCTTTCATCGGGCAGGTATTCATAGCCGTAGTGGAGCCTGATGTATTCGCGGGAGCGGTAGTCTATGAGAGCCGTCTCGGTAGCGTCGGAATAGTCGCGTTCGGTGGATTCGTTGTCGAGGAGGAACCTGTCGGTGTCCGTGATGCTGTAGACCACGGGCACTTCCGTACCGTTCGTGTCCTTGTCCGAACCGATGGCTACCACGCCAAGACCGAAAGAGGCAACGTCGAGCATGGCGTCCTGGATTGCGAACCTGTTGGAGTCTATCTTCCAGAAATCCGAGATGCGCTTGTTTATATCGTCGTTCTCGGTCTTCCAAGAATACGGGTACTGGGAATATGAGTTGGCGACGGAGAGGCACTGGGTCTTGATTACGTTGACGGTCTGTCGGTTACGGGTCTTTGCGACAAACTTGTCGTCGCCCTTTTCCCACTGCCTACCGCTCAAGAAACGCTTTTCCTTCTTGATTCGTTCAAAGAACGAGGAGAACCCGCTCTTGGAGCGGGACTGGAACGCACGGAATTTTTCTACGATTTCGTTCATAATCTATTCCTTAAAATACACCTACTTGGTCTGTTCCCACAGCGGTATGCCTGCGTTGAGTTCAAGGATTTTCCGGTATCCCCCCTTTACAAGCCATTGCTTGAAACGGTTGTCCATATTGCGGTCACCGCTACCGAGTCCCTTGTATACAACGGAGGGCTTGTCACGGACAGCCGTAAGGAATGCCCGTTCCTCGGAGCCTTCAGGAGCGGAAGCAATGACATCGCTGAACTTGACATTACGTCCTTCCTCTTCCGCCTGCCTGTGCTGTTTTGCGACAATCGGGCCTACGCTGGAGGCATAGCTACCGAGCCAACTGTTCTTGCCGAGCTTGTTCTGCACGAACGGCCCGACATTGCCGTACAGCACGTCCGTAACCTTTTCCTTGACCCCGCGCTTTCCGAAATCGGACTTGACCTTGGCGTCGTTGAAAAGGTTGTAATAGAGGTCCGGATTCCTCGAGAAAGCATCGTCGACCATCTTGGAATCCACCCCCTCGGAGAGGTTCATGATGCTGGACGGCCTCATTTTGGGAGGTAACTGGCCTTGTACGGCTACCGATTCGGAAAAAGCCCTCTTGATGGCTTCACGCTTTTCAGGGTTTTTCTCGAACTCCAGTTGTCTTACGAGGTCACGCTGCTTACGCAAGTTTTCAAGATTGGCGGAGAAACCACCCTTCTTGATTTCGAAATTGATTGACTTTGCGTCCTTGGGGTTAATCTTTCCCTCGTCTATAAGATTGAGGATAGACCTACCCTGCTTTGCGCCCATAATCTCGCTCGGGGTGGCCCTTGCGACCTTGTTTCCGGTTCCCTTGGCGAAACCTATCATATCTCCGCCTGCAACCTTTTCACCGCTTGCAACTGCCGAGGCTGTTCCCATAAGCTGTTTACGGGTTCTTTCGGCTGCATCTTTGAGCCTACCCCTAGAGGTCTGACCTATCTCTGAAACGGCATCCCTAGCACCGCTACGGAAACCTCCGTCCAGCGGGTCGGTGAATCTACGGAGTGCGTTGATACCACGTAGAGCCGTATAGTTGGCCGCGTTGTTTATGCCTGAACCCATAACCACGTCGCCCCACGAGAAATTGGAGCGGTCGTCCATGCCCTCTCCGGACCCGTATGCGGCAGCATCGGCAATCTCGGAGGCCAGCGGTACAACGCTGTTTCCCAAGAGACTGGAAACAACGGCTTGAGCCTTGGGGGACTTTCCCAGTATCTTGAGGGCGCGGAAGCCCTTACCGACTCCTCCCGCCACGGGACTTGCCATCGCAATGTTCTCACCCAAATCCAGCGCAACGTCCTTTGGCTCTATAGGCTGACCGGATATATATCGTTCGGTCATACGGGGGAGCAGAAGGGTCTGTGCAATATTTACATCGTCTTCCCTTTCCTTTCGGGCTTTCTGCTGTTCATAGTAAGGAACGGCCTGTCGGTATGCATTCTTAACGGACTCCCATCCCAACTTGCCCATGTTGGGGTCCCTGAGGATTTCTTCCTTGTGGGCCTGCAAGTTCTTCGGAAAGTTCTCCACGAACTCGTTGACGGTGCTGTAGCCAAGGAGCTTAGAGACTTCCTCTATCGTAGGGATGGTAGGATTGTCGGAATAGGACGTGCCCTTGAAGACATTTCCGAGTCCCTCGTTATTAAGAGACTTTACGGCATCCATAAACTCTTTCTGTCGGAGTGCGCTTGTCAACGCACCGGAAGAATCCTCGTATGCCCCGAGAAGCTGCGAGGGGAGAACAACTCCAGCCCTATACAAGTCTTCATATCGTTCTGTAGGTTTGTTTGCCATCGTGAATATCCTTATTGGTTCCTTATGTAGGTACGGAGTTCGTCGTTCCACGTGTAGCGACTGTTGAAAGCGTCACGTACTTCCTTCGGTAGAGACTTTAACTTGTTCGAGACAGAGATTATGTCCTCTCCCACTCCTACGGAGTTTTCAAAGAACTCGTCGGCCTTGGCGTTGTTCCTATCTGAACGTACCTTGGCTTCCTTTGTCTTTGACTTGTACTTGTCGGCAAGGGCACGGAAAGCGGAATTGTGGGGATGACCCTTGTGTGCCGGATCGTCCGTCCACTTGTAGATAGCCTCTATGTCGGCATCCGAAAGGGTTTTCTTGCGGGCTTTCTCCGCGAGGATATCCTCTGCCTGCGTCGGGTTCTCCACGGCAAAACCGCCCCCGAAATCAGCAACGGTTGCGGATGCAGGGGACACACCCTTTTCATAGGTGTCCAGCGTATTCACGATATCGTTGTACCACTGGTTTCCCGAAAGGTCGTAGCCCAGGTCTGCCGCTTTCTCCTCGGCGGCCTGCCTTGCGATGCGGAGCTCGTTGGCGAGCTTGTTGCGCTCCAAGGTATTGAGTTCACCGGAGGTCAGGGCTTCCCTTGCAGACCATGCGTTCTTCACGATGTCGTTGATGGTGCGGGGAGCGTTGGCAGATTGCCTTGCACCCTCGTTCTGTCGGGCTACCATTGTCATGTACGGGCTTATGTCGCCGATAGAGAGAGCCATCGCGGCAATGTCCCTCTCGGTATCACCGCTAGTCTGTTCAATCTCGGCAATCTTGCTATTTACCTCTGCAAGCTGTGCCTCAAGGCTCTTGAGGGTCTCCATGTCCTTTGCACGTTCCAGGTCGTTCTGCAAGTTGGGATTGTCCTGGCTCTGGTACGGTACGGGAGCGGGGGAGTTCTGTTGCATAAGGGAGGCTTGCTGACCGAGATAGTCGGACATGGCCTGGTTGGGGGCATACCCCTGCATACCGGCTTTCTGCCTTGCTATGAAGGCAGCCCTCTCGGCATCTGCCTGCGGGTTGTAGTTGTTCCAGTTGAAAGTAAAGTCTGCCATGTCGGTCTCCTATTTCTTTGTTCCGGGTACGTACACGGGGTATCTCGGGTCATGGTACTTGATGCCCCAGAATCCTCGTCCGGGAAGCAAAGACCTCCCGATTGACTGGGAGCGTATGAGTTCCGCAGCGGCAGAGGCGGCTTCGAGGGGATTGTCGCCACCCACGTAGGAGTATTCCTTATTGCCGTTTGCGAACGTGACATAAATCTTGTTGTCGGGTCCGATTCGGATGTTCTTCACTGCCGTAGAGGACGGAGTGAGGGGCTTTCTCGGTTCGTCGTCCTCTCCGGGCCACCAAGCCTCAAGGAGGGGTTCCGTCCCTTCAGCCACTGCCCTGTTGTGCTCTTCAAGAGTCTGGGCGTTGGGATATGCCCCCGTCAATGCGATGGGTGCAAGCATCCTGTTGAGGCTGGGCACTCCCGCCCTTGCGTTGGCCTCGTCGAAGATTACCCCGTAGTTGAAACTCCTGGTAAGGTTCGGGTAGGTTGCCGTAGTCTTCATGAGGACATCGGAAGCGTTCGGCTTCCCCCTCACGGCAGAACGGCCCCCGAGTACGCTTGCACGCCCGAGAGCACCGCCGGCGAGTCCGCCGAGGGCAAGTCCACCGAGCACCTTGAGGATGTCGGAAGCGGTTATCTTGTTAGATTCTTCGGCCATCAGATGCCCCACTTGCTCTTAATCTGCGAGATTGCTGTCTGCAATTCAAGCTGCTGTGCCTTGAGTCCTTCAAGGGTCGTAGCCATGCGGTAGTTGCCGGCAAGCCTGTCGGCCATCTGCTCTCTCACTCCCTTGACACGATCCTCTTCGGCAATGCGTCTCTGCCTATCTTCCTCGGCTCGGGCATCCATGAGTTCCTGCCTTTCTTGGGCGAGCCTGTTCTGCTCTTCGCGGTAATTGGACTGCTTGACCCTCGTGATCGAGTCTGCCACGTCGCCAAATGCGTCGTAGGCCCCGCTCGTCCTGAATCGGGAACCTTGAGGGACAACCACATTGGGAGACGCCCATTGCCAATTTATAGACAAAGCCATTATGCACCTCCGCCGAAAATGCTACCCGCAACCTTCGCCACGCCACCCACGGCATCCCATACGCCGTTGTTTTTCTGCGATTCGAGATTGGCCAAACCCGAACCAACGTTGCTGTAGGTCTGGAGATTGGCGTTATTTGCAGAGGCCAGGTTGCTGTAATAGTTTCCGAGAGCATCGGAGAGTGCCGTGCGGTCGTTGCCGTAAAGAGAGGCCAAATTGGTTAAGTTGTTTATATTCTGCTGACCCGTCTGCCATTCCTGCAATGCATTGGAGCGGTCGGTCTGCATACGGCTGAAAGCCTTTTCATATTCGTCGCTTGCCATAGCCTGCTGCTGGGCTGCGAGCTTGTTCAGATAGCTGGAGCCGAATCGGTTTCCACCCGCTGCGGAAGCATTGTTGAGTGCGTTCATTGCGGAGGAAACTCGCTGTTCCCTTGCCGGATCGAGGAAAGAGTTGACATCCTTCGTGTAGGAGAAATCCTCTCGATTGCCGATGGCATCGGCTACGTTCTGCAAGGCTTCGTTGTACTTGGCAGAGTTCTCGCCGTAGGTGTCCTGCATCTGCTGGAGGTACTGACCCATGAGAGCCTTGTTGGCCTCCGTGGTCTGGTCAGCCTTCTGCTGTATCCCGTAGAGAGTGTCCTTGGCGGCATTAATCTGGTCGCGGTTGGACGTGCCAAGGACAGAGCCGATAGTGTCTAATATTCCTGCCATGGTTAGTGCTCCTTCTTGCCGTCCTCGTCTTCCTCGACATCGGACTTGTCCTCACCTTTCGGCTCGGGTTTCTTTTCTCCCTTTTCGGGCTTCTTGTCTACCTCGTCCATGTCCATAGCGTCCAGGTAGTCCTGGATCGAATTTCGCATGGCGATCAGTTTCTTTTTAAATTCCATATCCTTCATGGGGATAACCTCGTTTTTATTGTTAAAATACACCTCTATGCCGTAGTGGCTTTCCAGTAGATGAGTTCTACAAGGCAGTTCTCCGGAAGCTCTACCACGGACTGTCTTGCCTTGACTAGAATGTTTCCCGAGTTGTGGTCGTTCGCCCACTTCAAAACAGACGCTGTGTCCGAGGTTACTGGTAGTATGTGTTTCCCAGCGGAAAGGGCACCGGTTAGGACCGTGAAGAACGGCGTTCTGGTTAAAGAGAACTCGCCGTTATTCCCGCTCTTGACAGAACCCCAGGAACCCGAGAGTTGCTCTCGGATATCGTCTAGGGATGAGTTGCGTGTGATTATTGCCCGTTTCATTACGCCATTGCCCCCGTACTTTCAGCACGGACGGATGCGAAAGTTAGCACGAGGTCCGTGGGATGGGAATACGTGAGCCTTATCGCCTGCAATCTCCCGTAGCCGAGATTGAACCACTGGACACGATGTGCATAGTCACCCGTACGACCGAGCGAAGCCGAGCGCACGTTAGACCAAGTGTTTGTGCCGTCGTGGCTCACTTCGAGGAGCATCATCGGCTTCAAGGTATAGTCGTCCCAAGTGCCGACATTGCATTCAACGGAAAGGTACTCTATCACAAATGGTTTCAAGTCCGATGTTATCACGGGACTGATCCTGTGGCGAATCATCGGGAGCCTCGTACCGTCCGGGAAATCCTCGTACCAATAATCACGATGGAATCCGCACTTACACCCGTCCGAGGTGAACGCATAGAACTTCTCGTGGAAATATGCCACGGCAGAGGCACGCCACTGAATCTCCGCACCGCTACGGGAATCACGGGATATGCGCTGGTGCCATCCGCTGTCAAGTGCGTCGAAAGCCCAGGTCTGTGCAAGCGAGTTCATCTGCAAGACCCAGAACTGGTGCTCGCCCACGCTGTAGCAGTAGGCATAGGCAGAGTCCGTGGACTCGGATAGCAATTTTTCGTCGAGCCAATCTTCAGAAATCTTCTTGAACTGCGTACCCGTAGCGGCCATCACGCACTTTCCGTATTGGGCACCGCTTGCAACAAAGTAAAGGGTGTTGCCACAAGAGGCAACGGAGTAGGGTGCCTCAAGACCGAAACTGCTCTGAACAGAGTAGCTTACGCGAATCCATCCGCCGTTCTCGCTCGTATCCCTCTGCCAAATTTCGCAGGATTTGGGACCGAACACGTAGAGTAGGTTCTGGCATGAGTAGATCGCGTTGACGGAATCGGAACTAGAATAAGGTGATTCATATTGCTGAACGTGGTAATCGTTCTCGAACACGTGCTCGTCGGAGGGCACCGTTTCCTTGAGAACTGTAACGCCATCCTCGTCATAGACGGGGCTGTCGCCGTCCATCTGGTACATCTCTCGGGTGTCGGAGGCAAGAGGATAACTTATCGGGGAGTAGTAGACATATCCGCTACCCGCATCGTTCACCACGATACAGCCTTCAACCACGGAAACGAACGTGGGGTTGATGGTACCTCCACGCTCCGTAATTCTTTCGGGGAGCTGTATAGGATGGAGTCCGCCACCCTCAAGCAAGTTATAGTAAAAGAGGTTGGCCCCGTCCGCAATCAAGAGGAGTGCTCTGGGGCCACCCGTCTCGGCAAAGGAAATCCTGTTTCCATTGTTCGCGACGTTGCCAATCTTGGTCTTGTTGCCGTTGAGGTCGAATCGGTAGAGGACGTTGCCCATGACAGCGAACATATCCTCGGTGGAATGCGTTTCCTCAAGACCGATGGTGGAGACATAGCAACCACGGCACTTGCCACCCACGTTCTCCAGGAGTTGCAGACCCGGCAGGCTCTCCATATAAGTGTTCTTGCCGTTCTTTCCGGGATAGAGATTGACAGAAAGTTCCGCACCCTTCAAGGCGGGAAACTTGTCTCTGTAAGAAGAGCCTACGAGATTGGATAGTACCTTTGCTGTAGCCATTACATCCCCACTCCACCCATCATATTGTAGTACGGATCTAGATAGGAGCCCACTTCATAGGAGTCGTTGGAATCGGGGCGGTTGTTGGCCGTGTTGGTGTCTACGGCTTTCTGTGCCTTCAGCAGTTCTCGCTCCACTCCCTCGCTATAGGAATACAGCTTGTACTTCTCTATGAGTTTCTGCTCCGTGGAGTAAAGCACTAGGTTATAATAGAGCGAACTGAGATAAACGATGTCGCCTAGCCTGTAATGGGGAAGCTGGCTGTTCACGTACATGCGGAGTTCGCAAGGATAGGTGCCGTTGAGATAGACAATGCCCACCTGTCTCTCATTGCCGCTCGGGGCGATTTCGGAATCCACGCCATAGCAATAGAGGTACGGGTAGGAGTAGGTGTTCGTCCTATCCATGAACTGCTTGTTCATCGGGCGGAGTTTCATCCATCGGTTGCCAATCTTGCGGGACACCCCGTCCACGGAATCGGGAGGCTCCACGTTGATTATGTTTGCGGAGGGCTGTTCGCCTTCCTCAAGTTTCTTGAACAAGATGTTGCCCGCGGCTACCCTGTCATACACATGTTGTGTCAAGGACATGTAGCCGTCGGAGTTGAGGCTCGTGATGGCTCGGTTGAGGCAGGATTCCGCCTTGCTTGCGAGTTCACCGCTTATCGGTGTCCCGTCATCCGTAAGCATGAGGTCTTCGCAGGCGGTTTGTAAGAGACTATTCACTGAGAAAGACATAAGTTATACCTATAGGTTTTTGTGCACTCTATCAAAAAATACACCAAAAAGGCCCCCTATACGAAGGGAAGCCTCTAGAAAGGGTAAATGTTGGTGTTACTAGCCGTACAGGGCTGCGAACTCCTCGTCAGTTAGCCATCTGCGTTTCCCGTCTGGGCAGGTGCGGAAATGTCTGCCGAGTGCCTTTTGTTTAGCTCGGTAGGCACTACATTCAGCCCTTCTCCGCTCTGCAATTTCAGGATTTTTGGCACGGTAGGCACGCTGGTAGGCAGCGGAGCAATCACACTCACGGACTCCGTACTTTGCCTTGCTGTCCTCGCAGACCTGCCGGTTGTTACTCTGCATATTTCTGTTGGCCCACCTCAAATTGGCCACGAAATTTGCCGTTTTTACACGGTTTTTATGGTCGACCTCTTTATAACCGTTTGGATTGTCTAGGAACGTTTCTGCTATTAAGCGGTGTACTCTATAGCATTTGCCTTGAAATCGGACATACAAGTAGCCCGTGCCATTCTTGCTTCCAAACGTGAACCTATAATGTGGGTATTTTGGACAGGGGGGCAGGCAGACAGCACCGTCTTCCCTGCACCACAAATCTAAATTGGGGTGTTTTTGTATTCTCATAATAGATGAATATAGGAAAAAGGCAAGGAGCTTTCAAGCCCCCTGCCTGTCTATGAGAATACAATGCTACAAGTATAGCAAAAATCCTGCCGAGTGTGGTTAACCCGACAGAATTTTTGGTATCTATGAGACCCTATTAGAGTTCGATATAGACGGTCACGGACAGACGCGGGTCCTTAATCATAGAGGCATACGGGAAATCCCAACGGATTGCTTCGGTGCCATTGATAAGGTTGCTTGCGGCCATCGTCTTCACGGTCACGCCACCGAAAGTACCGACGGTATCGGACTTGGTAACCGGAAGGTCGTCGAACTTCGGAGCGGAGTAGGCAAGAGCCTTGACCTGACGGCACTGACCGACCTGGTACTTCTTGCTGGCAGCAATGCCACTCATGAGGCCGAGAGTGAGGGTCACGTCGTCACCACTCAAAGCGGAGGTGATATCGGCAACGGACATCCAGGCGTTCGGGTTCTGACCATCGTCGGGGGTACCGATACGGATTTCCGGCACGTAGGTCACGGTGGATTCAGTACCGTCTTCGGCAACGACCACATCCTGGTTGAGGATGATGACATACGGCTGGTTGGTGCGCATACCGGACTGGTCCACAACATAGAGGCCGTCAACGGTGTACGGAACGCCGACCTTGAGAGAGCCAGTGCCCGAACCGGTCATGGAGTTAATCGGCTTCACCCCGATGATGTTGCCGTTGGCGTCCTTGATGACTTCTGCGGTCACCGTAGGAGCGGCATCAACGCCAGTGGTGTCGAGGACGGGGAGACCCGCAATGGAAACCTGGGCAGAACCGGAATACTGGCCCAAATAAGCCTCGCCATAGATATCCTTTTGGATATCACTCGGGATGTAGCGGCTCAAGCCACCTTCAGCAATCTTGCCGTTGATGGTCGGGGTCATGAAGGTCACGATTTCGCCATCCACAGCGAGTTCTTCAAGCTTGGAGGCGGCGTCGGTGAGGAGACCGAAACCGATGGTGGAGGTAGCGACAGCCTGGCAGGAACCGTACACGCACTTGTCCATGATGGACTTCTGGATGTCACGGGCGAGCTTGCCTGCACGCGGGTCAAGAACTTCCTTCTTATAGGATTCGATGTAGAAATCGCGGTCCCACAGCGACAATTCTACGGAACTGTTGCGGTTCTGAAGATACGTAGAAATTTCCACTTCCTTCAAGGACTGCGGGGAAGCGACAATGCCGGAGCGAGTCGTACCAGGGTCGGCCAGGTACCCCGTGACCTTTCGTCCGTACTTCGCACCCTTGAGTTCACCGAAGATGGTGTCGTCGGAGTTCTTGATGTAGTCCATCTTGTCTGCCACGGCGGCAGCAAGCATAACGAGCTTTTTCTTGGTAGAAAGAGTATTTGCCATGATAGCAATTCCTTTGTTTGGAAATTTTGAATTTGTGCAATACGGCGACAACAGGGTCTTCCGATTGCGAAAGTTCTGTAATATCGGGGCATTACCGATGTGTGCCTGAAAGGGAGTTCAGGAAGCCCAGTTCTACCATCAAGGAAAGGGGGTTTACG